CGCTGACGATTCGGGGTGTGGAGCGGGGGCAGGAAAAGCGCCTGACCGCGGAGATGGAAAAACAGAAACAGCTAAACGTGGAGTATGACCAACTACATACCCGGGCTTTACTCGAGATCGAAGACATCACCGACCCAGAAGTGCGTGCAGCTGTAAGTCGGCGCAGCTTCGACGGATGGAGCTGGGAAGAAATTGCCCGAGATCTGGCCCCAAGTCGAGATGCAAACGCGGTGAGGATGGCCGTGGATTCGTATTTTAAAAAAATTTCCGATTTGAAATTGTAAATTTCGCTTTTTTCGTTCAAGGCCTATTATACTTAAACTGGGCAAAGAGTAAAAGCCTAATGTGAGATAGCGAGAGCCCCCAGACTGTTGGTACAGTCCGGGGGCTCTCGTTTGCTATGTACGTAGGGGGAATGTGCAGTGGCAGCAAAACGCAACAGGCCCGACCATGACGGTACCCACCGCCTGGCCTTTGAGCGAAATAAGAAGAAGATCTATGCCACACAGGCTGTATGCGGGATCTGTGGGAAGCCTGTGGACTTCACCTACAAATATCCGCATCCATTATCGCCTTGTATTGACCATATCATCCCCGTAGCAAAAGGTGGGCACCCCAGTGACCTCGACAACTTGCAGTTGGCCCATTGGTGCTGCAACCGCCAGAAGTCAGATAAGCTGCTGGGGCAAAAGCAATCCGGCTCAGTGGGAGAGGTAATCAGCGATAGAGTTCTGCCGCAGTCTTGTGATTGGGCAGCGTATCGGAGCAAGCAGGGGGGCATACCCCCCTCCCCGGGCGGCGGCTGAACTCCAGCCGTCCACTGGGAATATTTTCTCGCGAAAAAAGAAGGGAGGGGCTGGGGTGAATCAATACAAGGGCATGGCGTACCTGCGCAACAAGCTGGCCGGCAAACGGCTGCGGGTGAATACACGGTATAAATACTACGAGATGAAGAATGCGGTGCAGGACTTCAACATGGTCACGCCACCGGAATTTCGGGGGTTCAATGAAACTTTGGGCTGGTGCGGGAAGGCTGTGGATTCGCTGGCGGACCGCCTTTCATTCAGGGAGTTCAGGGCTGACAACTTCGATCTGAACAATATTTTCCAGATGAACAATGCCGATGTGCTGTTCGACAGCGCCATGCAGTCGGCGCTGATAGCCTCCTGCTGCTTTATTTATATCAGCGCCGGCGAGGATGGCTTCCCGAGGCTGCAAGTCATTGATGGAGCAAATGCCACCGGTATCCTGGACCCCATCACCGGGCTGCTGACCGAGGGCTACGCCGTACTCGAACGGGATGATCAGGATGTACCCATACAGGAGGCGTATTTTATAGCGGGGCAGACCTGGTACTACTACAAAGGCGAAAAGCCACAGGCAGTAGATAACCCGGCGCCTTATCCGTTGCTGGTGCCTGTTATCCATAGGCCTGATGCGGTACGCCCCTTTGGACACAGCCGCATTAGCAGGGCCTGTATGGGGCTGATGCAGGGCGCGCTGCGGACGCTGAAGCGATCCGAGATTAGCGCGGAATTCTATTCGTTCCCACAAAAGTACGTGCTGGGCACCGACCCGGATGTGGAGCCTTTGAATAAATGGAAAGCCACGATTTCATCCCTGCTGGAGATCACCCAGGGTGACAATGGGGAGAAGCCGACCGTTGGCCAATTCACACAGCAGAGCATGAGCCCCTACACGGAGCAGCTGCGCACCTTTGCGGCGCTGTTTGCCGGAGAGAGCGGGCTGACGCTGGACGACCTGGGCTTTGTGACCGACAACCCCAGCAGTGCGGAGGCCATCAAGGCCAGCCATGAAAACCTTCGCCTGGCCGCCCGAAAGGCACAGCGCACATTTGGCAGCGGGTTCCTCAACGCGGGGTATCTCGCCGCCTGTGTACGGGATGACTTCCCCTACCAGCGCCGACAGTTTTACCTGACGCAGGCAGCGTGGGAACCGGTTTTCGAGCCGGATGCAGCCATGCTTTCCGGGATTGGCGACGGCGCGATCAAGCTCAATCAGGCGGTGCCTGGCTATTTTGGGGCCGACAACCTGCGTGACCTGACCGGCATTGACGCCGAAGCGTAAGGAGATGGGTATGGACGATATTGCCCCCGCCCTGCTGGAGAAGCTGCAGGATGCTTTTGAAAAAGAATTGGAGGCTGATCCCCAGGCTGCCGCGCTGCTGAAGCTAATCCGAAAGGGAAAGGCCACCTATGAAACTGCCGGCAATTATGCCGAGCAGGTCGCCAATGCGCTGACGGCAACCCTTGGCAGCCACTTGAGCGGCGCTGTCCTGCCGGACGGAAAGCTGTACTGGAACCTTGCTGATCGTGTGCTGCGTCCGCTGCTTGAGCGGGATCATGCTCTTGTGAGCGAGGCGGCTGTCCAGGTGCAGACCGCGCTGAACCGGGCCGCCAGTATAGGGATAAAAGCCCAGGCACCTCCCTTAAATACCAATCGGGTGGATGGTCTTCTGAACATGGCGGCCGCCGCCGCGCAGTATGACGAAGCAGCGCCCCAGCTGTTGCAGGCCATCCCCACATTCTCGCGGTCAGTGGTGGACGATGCACTGAAAGCCAATGTTGATTTTCAGGGGAAGGCGGGGCTCTATCCCAAAATCATCCGCACAGCAGAAAGCCATTGTTGTGAGTGGTGCAGCCGCATGGCAGGCGTGTATGAATATCCAGGGGTGCCGAAGGATGTTTATCGGAGGCATGCCCGCTGCCGTTGCGTGGTGGAGTACGATCCGGGCAGCGGTAAACGGAGCGGCAAGCGGCAGGATGTTTGGACGAAGCGGTGGACGGGGCCGGATGAGAGTGATAAAATAAAAGCAAGAAGAGCGGTTGGATTGTTTGGTGGCGAAGCAAAAGACCCGAAAGTCTTAATGGCCAGATCCAGTGGACAGCCAGGCGCAACGGATGGGCATTCTGTCCTGAACAGTGTGGAGCCAATCGACTTCGGTAATAAGCGGGCTGTTGCTGACGCGGTATCTGTGTTTTTACAACAACACAGCGATTCCCCGGTAGAGCACGCCATTGTTATTTCGCCAAACGGCCACATTTACCGCCTGACCGGAATCCACGGCTCGGTGAACACTTCGCTGGTGGGGGAGGATGCCTTGCGCGGCAGTATCGGCGCACATAATCACCCCGTATGGGACGGGTTTAATTCGGGAGACTCTTTTAGCAGGGAGGACGTTATTTTTTCGGTTGAACACAAGACTGGGATGGAGTATTTAACATCCGGCGTAAGGCGGAATGCTTTTGTGTACAGCGGCGAGTTATCCCCGCAGGAGATGTACGAAGCATACAATCGGGCAAGAGATGAAGTTCGCCAAAAAATGTTTGAAGGACTTTTGGATTCTGAATTTGAGCAAGAAGAAACAGTGAGGCTTTTGGCTACGCAACTGGAGGGATTTGAGTTTCATGAGCGATTATGAATTGGAGCTAAATAAAATTCGGCAATGGTTGATGGAACGCGATGCGGCCTATGATGCCGATACAAAAAAAAGAATGGCAGATCACACGCTGGAAAGAGATAGCCAAGCCGGATATCAAAACCAGCTTGATCACCTTGAATACCGCCGCAAAGTTCGCGCCTTGAAGAGCAAGTACGGGATTGACCCCAAGGACGAATCAAGATGAAGCTCTATTTTGACCAGATTCCGGAAGGCGTTTCGCCGGCGGATTACCCGGAGGGCACCGAGTTTGTGGTGGATGATGCTCCGATGCGCTGCGCCAGGCTCGCGTTCAGCCGCCCCCCTCATGGGGAGCGTGGATAGAAATCGCAAGATGTTGAATGAGCACGATGCAAATTGCACCGTGCTCTTTTTATACCCATTTTCAGGAGGTGAAGCGGATGGGGCTGACTCGATGTAGCAACTAGGGAGGCGGGATTACAATGGCCAAAACATCACAAAAAGCCGGGCCTCGGTATGGCCGCCAGGCCCCGACCGCATCGGTTGTGCTTCCCTATACCGAAACATGCGGACAGGATGCAGCTGCGCTGTATAACGCCACAGGTCATACAGCGCAGGAGTGGCAGGTGCTGCTGCTCTGCGATATGCTGGCAACGGACGGGGACGGACTGTTCGTTCACACCAAATTTGGCTATAGCGTGCCGCGCCGGAACGGAAAGAACGAGGTCGTGGTAATGCGTGAGCTGTGGGGCTTGCAGCAGGCCGAAGGCATCCTGCATACCGCGCACCGGACCACCACCAGCCATGCTGCGTGGGAACGGCTGTGCAAGCGCCTGGACGAAGCGAAGATTGAATACAAATCCATTCAGGCGACGGGGCGTGAAAGCGTTCGGCTGGCCAATGGAGGCAGGGTCGAATTCCGCACCAGGTCCTCTAAGGGAGGGCTGGGTGAGGGATTCGACCTTCTTGTTATCGATGAGGCTCAGGAATACACCGACGATCAGGAAAGCGCCCTGAAATATGTGGTATCCGATGCGCCAAATCCCCAGACGGTTTTTTGTGGGACGCCGCCAACGCCTATCTCTTCCGGCACCGTGTTCTTGAAGTTGCGCAATGCGGCCCTGCAAGGTGAAACCAAAAATACAGCATGGGCGGAGTGGAGCGTTGAACAGCAGACCGATCCCCATGATGTGGAGGCTTGGTACGAAACAAACCCAAGCCTGGGGCCGTTGGGGTCGATCCTGACCGAGCGCAAGATTGAGGATGAGATCGGTCCTGATCCGATTGATTTCAACATCCAGCGTTTGGGGCTGTGGCTCAAGTATAACCAAAAATCAGCCATCAGCAAATCCGAGTGGGAAGGGCTGTGCTGCAGTAAGCTGCCGGCCCTGCGCGGAAAGCTATATGCTGGCATCAAGTACGGGCATGATGGGGATCGGGTCGCCCTCTCTATCGCGGTCAAGACCGCCGGCGGCAAGGTCTTGGTGGAAAGTATCGATTGCCGCCCGACACGGGCGGGGTATGCCTGGATCATGAACTTTTTATCCAAGGCCGAGCTGGCGGCCGTGGCGGTGGATGGAGCAAACGGCCAGCAGCTGCTTGCAGACGCAATGAAAAAAGCCAAGCTTAAAGCCCCGCTGCTGCCGACCGTTAAGCAGATCATCCTGGCGAACGCTGCATTCGAGCAGGCCGTTTATGCAAAAGCGATCTGCCATATGGGGCAGCCAAGCCTGGCCCAGGCGGCCAGCAATTGCGAAAAGCGCGCCATTGGCACAAATGGCGGGTTTGGCTATAAGGCCCAAATC